CCATATCAGGCTCAAGAGATGGCAGAAATTATTTTAAGGAGGTCTAGGTCGAGTTTAGACATTAGCTTAACTGCTGACGCAACTGCATTAGATTTAGCTGTAGGAGATATAGTAAATATAACTCACGCTACACCAAGCTTTTCAGCAAAAGCATTTAGAGTGCAAGGAATGAATGTCAATAGTGATCATACAGTATCATTACAATGCTCTGAACATCAAGACAGTTTTTATACTTTTGGAACACAGCAAGAGGTTGCAAGTATACCAACAACAACATTACCAAATCCTTTTGTAATACAACCCCCAGCAAGTGTAACTTTATCAGATCAGTTAATAGAATACAATGATGGAACAGTTATTGTAGCTTTAGATATTACTGTGGGAGCAAGTCCAGACAAATTTATAGACTTTTACCAGGTTGAATATAAATTAAGTAGCGATTCTGATTTTATTATTTATGCTCAAGGTTCAGGATTAAATCATAGAGTATTGAATGTTATTGACCAACAAACTTATGATGTAAGAGTAAAAGCTGTTAGTACAGCTGGTATATCATCAAGTTTTGTATCTGCTCAAAGAAAGATAATAGGAGCAATAGCACCACCTTCAGATGTGACAGACTTTTCTTGCAATGTATCAGGTCAAGAGGCTCACTTATCATGGGAAGCTGTAACAGATTTAGATTTAGCTTTTTATAATTTAAGGTTCTCTGAAGAAACTGACGGAACTGCCGACTGGCAAAACTCTGTGGCATTAGTTGAAAAAATATCAAGACCAGCAACTTCAATATCTGTACCAGTAAGACAAGGCACATATTTAATCAAAGCAGTAGATAAACTTGGAAACTTTAGTTCTAATGCTACTGCTATAATATCAAATGTTACAAGTGCAATAAATTTTAACGCAGTAGCCACACAATCAGAACACCCTACCTTTGGGGGAACATTTACTGATACAATACTAATAGATGATGCTATAGAATTAGATAGTACAGAATTATTTGATTCTGCTAGTGGAAATTTTGATGATGATACGGATAGATTTTTTGATCAAGGTGCAAGTAACTTTGATTTTGTATCTACTGGAAACTATGAATTTGCAAATGTGATTGATATAGGAGCAAAGCATACTGTAAGAATAACTGCATCAATGACACAAACTTCTGATAACCCAGACGATTTATTTGATAACAGAACTGGAGATTTTGATGATGCTAGTTCTAATTTTGATGGTGACACCCCAGCTAATTGTAATGCTCATCTTGAAATAGCAACAAGTGACGATAATACAACATTTACAGATTTTAGAGGTTTTGTTATTGGCGAATATGAAGCAAGATTTTTTAAATTTAGAGTTGTATTAATTTCTAGAGATAATGCTTCAACCCCAGTAGTATCACAAGTAACTGTAACTCTTGATATGCAAGACAGAATCTTTAGTGGAAACGACATAGTTTCTGGTACAAGTACAAAATCAATTACATTTACAAAACCATTTAAAACTGTTAATTATGCTGTAGGAGTTACAGCACAAGGAATGGCAACTGGAGATTTTTTTACTGTAAGCAACAAGGCAATAACTGGTTTTGATGTGGCATTTTTCAATAGTTCTAATGCTGGTGTATCAAAAACATTTGATTTTATTGCAAAAGGATTTTAAAAGGAGTATAAATAATTATGTCGCAACATGATATGAATATAGCAAACCAATCATTTCCTAGTTTTAGGAGTGATTTAAATAATGCTTTGGGTGCTTTAAACTCAATGCATAGTGGCACTTCAAGACCAAGTGGTGCAACAACTGGAACATTATGGTTAGACACAACAAACGCTGGTTCTAATTCTTTAGAACTTAAATTTTTTGATGGCTCAGATGATATTTCATTTGCAACTGTAAATACATCTGCAAACACAATAAACTTTATAGATAGTGCAACACAATCAGATTTAGTGAACGATAGTTCACCTCAACTTGGAGCAGATTTAGATACCAACAGTTTCAATATTAAAATTGATGATGCACATGGAATAAATGATGATAGTGGTAATGAATTTATTATATTTCAAAAAACAGATTCAGCTACAAATCAATTTGACATAACAAACTCTGCTACTGGCAATCCACCAAAGTTAAGTGCAACTGGTGGCGATAGTAATATTGATTTAGACCTTGAAGCTAAAGGAACTGGTCATGTGACCATAAGAGGAAACACTAATGCTGGTGCAATCCAGTTCAACTGCGAAAGCAACTCACATGGACAAATAGTAAAATCACAACCACACTCTGCATCAGTTACTAATGAATTACTTTTACCAGACGGAGCAAACTCTACTTTGGTTTCTTTAGTATCTACTGGAACATTAAGCAATAAAGTAAATATTCCAAAAACAGAAACAGCAACTATTTCAACTAGCAAAACATTAGACTTTGACAGTTCACAAAATTTTATACTTACTTTAGGTTCTGGTGCTAACACACTTGCACAACCTAGTACGGAAGCTGGGAATGTAGGACAAACTGGTATTATAGTATTTATTCAACCTTCAAGTGGAAGTGCTGGAACAGTTAGCTTACATGGTGATTATGAAACTGTAGGGGGTGCTGGTTTAACTTTATCAAGTGCAAATTCGTCTTATGATGTAGTGCCTTATCTGATAAAAGCAGATAATTCTATTCTGCTTGGAACACCACAACTGGCATTTAGTTAATGGTAGCAAATGAAAAATGGTTTACTGGTGCTAGTGCAAGTTCTGGTCTATATGACTTTCAGATAGAACAAAGCTGTAGATTCGATAAAGATACCCCTTCTTATTTAAGATTATCTGAAGGAAGTGGTAATAATGATTATTGGACATTTTCTTTTTGGTTTAAAACTCATGCACTAGATTCAGGAACATCACAAGAATTTTTATCTGCTGGTAATGGTGGTAGTAGTTCCTCAGACACTTTGCTGAGAATAGGTTTAATGGATCAAAGTAATGGATCTTTTATAAGAGTTAATTCTGGAGCAACAAATATAATTGATACAACTGCAAAATTTCAAGATCCAACAGCATGGACACATCTAGTTTGGAACAACAATAATGGTTCTACTGTTTTATATATTAATGGTACTCAAGTAGGTAGTGGTACTTTAGATGGTGGCTCAGGAAGTGTTATAAATAATACAGGATGTGCTCATTATATAGGTAGAGGTAGAAATGCAGATTCTAACCATGTTGATGGATATTTAGCAGAAATGATGATGATAAGTGCAAGTGGAAGTGCAGGAGTATTAACACCATCATCTTTTGCAGAAAATCATAGAGGAGTATGGCGACCTTTAGACATAAGTGGTTTATCTAATCAAGATTTTTATTTAAAATTTGAAAACGCAAGTGATTTAGGGAATGATTCTAGTGGCAACAATAGAGATTGGACACCAACAGGTCTTGGATCAGATCACCAGACAAAAGATACAATTACATTTGGGAGTTAAATAGAATGGCATCTTCAGGAAATTTTTGTGTAATGAATCCTTTACTAGCTTTAGATGATAGTGGAAATAAAGGAATTACTTTTTCTAAAGGAAATTTAAGAGGACAAAATACTGTTAATGGAATTCAAACTATGGGTACTATGGCAGTTAAATCAGGCAAATGGTACTATGAGGAAAAATATGATGCTGATGCTAATATTAATGATGCTAGATTACAAGTTGGCGTACAAGCATTAGGAGATTTTTCAGGATTATATGATGGAGAAATTTATACTGCAAGTAGAAGCACTTCAGCTAGAGTGCAAGGAACTCATATATATTATTTAAGACCAAATTATCAAGGGGGTAAATTATCACACCCTACTAGTTTAAATTGGGATTATGGTAATAATGATAGTGGTTCAAGCAATGACGGAATAAGAGTAAATGCTGTAGGCGATATATATATGATAGCTTTAGATTTAGATAATTACAAATTTTATATTGGTAGAAACGGAACTTGGTATTCTAATAATGTTGCTGGTGCTACTGGTTCTAATACAGATATTACTCAAGTTGATGGTTGGTCTATTGAATCAACATGGCAAGGCTCTTTTTGGACTCCAGTTTTATGGATAGCTGGGGCATCAAGTGGAACAGCAGGTT